TAACACCAATTTAACGCAAGCAACCGACCTGGTGGCGAACGATCCTTTCCCGGCGGAAACGAATGAATCAGCATTTGACAAGATACAAATGCAAACACAAGAAATTCAAGAAGAGGTTGACCGATCCTTTAAAGTGTCAAGAACTAACACGATTAGTTCATCGGAATTTACAGACAGTGCGACAAGCCGAGCTTCTAAAACTCTTGGCTTTGACAGCTCTGGAGATTTAACGGTTGTCGCAGATTTTCTTCCGAAAGGCGGAGACAGTGGATTGTTTCAATATTCCACAACTACGACAGATGCCGATCCGGGTTCTGGTTATATGCGTTTTGACAACGCCACGATCAGTTCCGCAACAAATATTTATGTAGATGATTTAGATTATAATGAAACTGATGTCAGTAGTTGGTTGCAATCGTTTGATGATGTATCAGGCAACGCCACCAACCGGGGAAGAGTAAGAGTAAGCAAGGCTGGGTCATTGACGACATGGCATGTGTTCAGAGTGAATGCGGCGGTGACGGATGCTACGGGTTATACAAAAATTCCCTTAACTTACATTGATGGAGCTGGAACTTTAACAGCCGATGACAAGGTTTGGATTTCATTTACTCCAAGCGGAGAGGATGGAGCGATCCCAGGATACAGATACACGTTTGACACAAGCACAACGGATGCCGACCCTGGAGCCGGTGACATACGATTCAACAACGGAACCTATGCCTCCGCGACAGCAATCTACATTGATGATGCTGATGCGGATGGAGGGTCAACGGCGGCGGATGTTCAGACCTGGGGGGATTCAACAGAAACCATAAAGGGTTATCTTCATATCACTGATATGAATGACATAACCACATACGCGAGATTTAAGGTAACGGCGGCGGTCACGGATGCCTCTGGTTATAATAAAATTACAGTAGTTCATTTGGCATCGAACAATACTTTCAGTGCCAGTGATGAGCTGTCGGTTCACTTCACCAGATGCGGTGATGCTGGAGCCTCACCTGGTTATTTCTATAAGTTTGACACAGGAACGAGTGCGGTTGACCCTGGTGCTGGTGAGATTGCGTTCAACAATGGCACATACGCCTCGGCAACAGCCATCTATATAGATGACGTTGATCAAAATTCAGTCAATACTGTAACGGATGTCTTAACTTGGGATGATTCAACATCAACGATAAAAGGCTATCTTCACATTACAGATATTAATGACAGTTCGACATACGCAAGATTTTCAATAACAGGATCATCAACCGATGGTTCTGGATTTAATACGCTCGTTGTAACGCACATAGCATCGAACAACACTTTTTCCGCGGCTGACAGCTTGTCCGTTCACTTTACACGGCAAGGCGATAAAGGAACAAAAGGAGCAATACCAAGTTATAATTATAATTTTGACACATCCACAACCGATGCAGATCCTGGAAGTGGCGACATACGATTTAATAACGGAACGTATGCCTCTGTCACAGAGATTTACATTGATGATGCGGAGGCGAACGGAGTTGATGTTTCAACGGATGTATTGACCTGGGATGACAGTACGTCTACCATCAAGGGATATTTACATATTGTTGATACTGATGATGCAACAACTTTTGCAAGGTTTTCAATTACAGGATCATCAACAGACGGATCAGGTTACAATACGTTATCCGTCACTCATTTAAGCTCCAATAATACTTTTTCAGCAGCCGACAGTTTATCGGTTCATTTTTCTCCTTATGGATTAAAAGGCGATACTGGATCAACTGGATCTACAGGATCAACAGGCTCGACTGGATCAACAGGAGCAAGCGGAACAAACTCTCAACTCTCTATGACTTGGGATAACGCTACAGCAGATTCAGATAATGGAGCTGGAAAAATAGCGTGGAATCACGCAACAATAGCAAGTGCGACAGTCTTGTATGTTGATGATGCGGATGATGCCTCGGCTGATATTTCTGCCTTTGTTCAATCCTGGGATGATGTAAGCAACACGACAGCAAAAGGATATGTAACTGTTACCAAAGAAGGAACAGCATCAACGTATGCGGTTTTCAAAGTTAATGGCAGCGTAACCGATGCCAGCGGCTATACGAAAGTGCCAGTGGCTCACGTTGTCAGTTCTGGATCATTTTCAGATGGTGACGGAGTGGGTGTTCACTTTACACAATCAGGATCAGATGGTTCTGGGGACATGTCAGATGTTGTTGACGACACAACTCCTCAACTTGGTGGAGACTTAGATTTAAACTCTAATGATATTACAGGAACAGGAAACATAACAATAACAGGAACAGTAGAACCAGCTGGTGATACTGCTGCTGCTGATAATGCGGCGATTGGATATACTGCTGCTGAAGGTCTTATTTTAACAGGACAAGGTTCTACTAATGATGTAACGATAAAGAATGATGCTGATGCTGCTGTGATTCAAATTCCAACAGGCACGACAAATGTTGAAGTTGTTGGTCACCTTTTACCCACGACTGATGATGGAGTTGATTTGGGTTCAGCTTCAAAACAATGGCGTGATGTATATACTGGTGACTTGAATTTGAATAATACAAATGGAACAAGGGTGAATGAAGTTGACGGTACGTCTGGTTCGTGGACTATTCAAGAGGGTGATGAAGATTTATTCTTATTAAACAGATTAAACGGAAAAAAATACAAATTCAACTTAACGGAGATGGAATAATGGCTTTATATGCAGATGGAACAGTAATTACAGAGTTTGATGATGATGTAATACAAAACAACATCGCCTTATTAGGTTTCAAGACAGCCGTTAATGGTGACTTGGTAAAATACAATCTGGTAGACCAGATTATTGATGAATATGAAGATAACAGTGGAATTGACACTTCTGCAAGTACAAATGAAACTTTAACAAGCGGAGTTTATTCAGCAGAAAGTACTGTCACCCCGTCAGTAACGGAAGATTCTGATGATTCAGGAACGAACGGAGATTATACTTGGTACAAGTGGACTGACACGGCTTCGACAGGCTCTTATAATAATGACACAACGCAAGACCACGAATATTTAATTATCGCTGGCGGAGCTTCTGGTGGTCATCGTAATGGCGGCGGCGGCGGAGCTGGCGGTGTCTTAACAGCGACAGGACTGTCTTTAACTGGCGGAAATGCTTACACTGTCACTGTCGGAGACGGCGGAGCCTCGCAGACCACATATGATGCACAGGGTAATGACGGCGATAATAGTATTTTATCAGGAACAGGAATATCAACGCTTACTGCCGTTGGCGGAGGCGGTGGGTCAGCGGTTGACCCTTCACTCGATGAAGGCAAAGATGGTGGCAGTGGCGGTGGCGGCTGTAATGGCGGGGTTGGCGGCTCTGGTACTGGGGGTCAAGGATATGACGGAGGTGCTGGCATTAATGCACCACCAGCATACGGCTCAGGCGGAGGAGGCGGCGCAGGAGCAGTTGGAGCAGACGGCACGTCATCTGTCGGCGGAGACGGAGGAATTGGAATCCAAAGCGACATAATCGAAACTGGAACTAATGTCTGGTATGCGGGCGGAGGCGGAGGTACTCATAATGTCACTAATGCTTCCGGTGGAAATCACGGTGCTGGAGCTAATGGAAGAACTCAAGGCGGCGGAGGAACTGGAAACGTTGGCACAGCCACAGGCAATGACGGAACTAACGGTCTAGGCTCGGGCGGCGGAGGGAATCAGAATGATTCAGGACAGGATTCAGGTGCCGGCGGCTCTGGAGTTGTTATCCTAAGAAGATTAACAAGTTGGACAGTAGTAGACGACTTAACTCTGCAATCAACAGACACGACAGCCTCAACGGCAAATCCTGATTACGCAAATATGGTTTGCTTAATAGAAAATGCGGCTGGAACAGCAACATTAAACACGGACATCAAAGGATATGTTTCAGAAGATAGTGGAGTTACATTTACACAAGGAACTTTCGTAGACGAGGGAACTTGGGGAACGAACAAGAAGATTATCGCATTTCACGATTTGGACATATCGGCACAAACTGGCTCAGCTATGTGCTACAAGATTACAACGCACAATCAAAGTGCGGCTAAAGAAACAAAGATACACGCAACTTCAATAGGGTGGAGATAATTCTTGAATGGCTAAACGAAGAATTAATAAAGAGAAGCCACCAGAAAGGAAAAAAGATGTTTAATATGTTTGAATTTAAGATACCCACTTACAAGGAGTGGAAGGTTCAACTGGAGAAGTTAATAGAGGAACAGCCTGAACAAGCGAAGAAGTATCAGGAGCAAGTTCAGAAGTTCTGGAAGGATTTTTTTGAAGATGTGTTCAAGATAAAATGAGTGACCTTTGTGAATGTGGCTTTTTTAAAAGCAGATGCACGCACCCTAATTGTTCTGATGCTGAAAAAGAGTTTGATTCAAAAATATTAGCGAATGGCATCAAGCCGAAGGCTTGCTTGTTGTTTCGCACTATCCTGACTGACACATCCTCTAAAAAATTACAGAAGAAAAAAGAAAAACACGATAAAATCTAATGGTGGGGATTAGCAATAATGAACATAGACCCTTTGACAAAAAGCACAATGAGGTGGAGATGGTCGGCATTGATACTTTACCTTGTCATTTGTTTTTATGATTTTATGTTCGTGCCAATTTGGTACGGACTGAACAGACCTGACATATCACAGTTCATAGACATACTGAACACAGTTGAAGATCCTTTGATACAACTGGAACTTATGAAGAAACTGACTGGTCAGCATCAACCATTCACCTTGATGGGCGGTGGACTTTTTCACTTGGCTTTCGGTGCTATCCTGACAGGGAGCGCGATTGGCACTAACAAGAAATAGTGGCAAGAAGCATAGACTGTCACAGTTCAATAAGATTTTAAATGGAATTAAAATGACTAAAATAAATTATGGAATAATTACAGGATTGGCGGTTCAGCTTATAGTTTTTATCTGGTTTTTTTCAGCACAAAATCACAAGATAGAAATTTTATACGATAAATTTGAAAAAGAAAATGAAGCTGATGTGATTGAAAACCAAGTCAAGATGAAACTTGATTTGGAAAATTTGATGCAAGATGTAAAGCAAATCAAAAAGGATTTAAGACAAGGAAATAAAAAAGATAAAGAGATCATGGATCAGCACCAGCAACTGTTCAACTTATTAAATAGTTCGACCGATATGATGCAACAAAGTGAAACCAAAGGTAGCTCTTATTCCTATGGAGATTAATAATGAAAACAGTTTTTTTATTGCTGATGCTTATGTCATCTCCAAATCAATCAACTGTAAAATATAATGCTGTATTGTATTATACGGATATTGAGTGTGAGATAGCGAGAGCTGGATATATGGATGCTTACGACAATAAGAAGGAAGAATATAAAAAGACTATGATAACAGAGGCATTTTGTATTCCCTTTGATGCCTTTCCATTAATTAAAACTAAAGGAGTTGGAGCTTGATATGCCTGATGAAGAAAAATGTTTTTTATGTTCTGAACAACTGAAGCACATTGAATTCACTGTTAATTCCATATCCACGGAAATGAAGGAGCAGAGAAAAGAGATACAGTCACTCAAACAAGAAATGTCCACAGGCAAGGGAGCCATCAGAGCCGTCACCTGGATAGGCATTATATTGGGTGCGATATACACTTGGTTGAGAATAGTGGACTGATCCGTGTCCGTAATTCCGTATTCAGCACGGATTGCTAAAGGACAATCATCAGAATTTTATGCGGCGAGCTGGCTGAGCGCCAAGGGATACAACATCTATTGGCGGACATTGGATAATGATCCCATTGACCTGGTCGCCATTGATAAAAAAAAGAGAAAGATAATTCTCATTGACGTTAAAACCGCATCCACCAGGAAGAAGGGAACACTGATCGCGAGAACACTGACACCATTTCAAAAAAAACTGGGAGTAAAAATTTTATATGTATTCAAGGATGGAAGCTGCAAGTTTAAATGAAATCAAGGACAGGATCCGCGTTCATGAAGGTTATTCCTTGCACACTTATGATGACCACCTCGGTTTTAAGACCGGCGGGATTGGACATAAGATGCTGCCGGGGGAGAAGGTTCCAACCACGGAAGAGGGTTGGTTAAAATTATTTAATAAGGATTTTGACAAGGCTTTGGAGGGAGCCGCCAGGGTTTGCGAAGGCATGGACTTACCGGACAGGAAGTTCGGTGTCTTTGTGGAGATGGCGTATCAGCTCGGAGAGAAGGGTTTGTCAAAGTTCAAGAACGCTTTGGCGGCAGCCAGGGAAAAGAAGTGGGAGCTGTGCGCTCTGGAGATGATCCAAAGCAAATGGCATACACAAACCAAGGCGAGGTGTGAAGCTCTCGCTGACATAATACAGGAGGACTGAATGGAAAAATTTAAAAATGCGTGGAGCAATCTGAAACCATCACTGAAGATTTTTATCGTCATAGCTGCTGGGATTCTTATTTTTGCTCTCGTCAATAACATCTTCAATTAAAATATGTGGCAACTTTTATTGAAACCTTTGATCGGTGTCGCTGGTGATGCCGTTAAGGGTTTTGTTCAAACTAAAAAAGCGAAAACAGAAGCTAGAATTTCAGAAATAAAAGCAAAGACAAAATTGCATGAACAGCAGATCGCCGGGGAGGTTTCCTGGGAGGCATCAGCCGTTGACCAGATGAAAGGCTCCTGGAAGGATGAACTGATCTTGATCGTTCTTCTTGTTCCAGCCGTCTTGGTTTTTATTCCTGGAATGACGGAACACATAGAGAGGGGATTTGTCGCCTTGAAGCAGCTCCCTGATTATTACAAGCATCTGTTATACATTGCGTGTTCGGCATCCTTTGGAATCAAGGGAGTCGGATCAGCAGTCAAGTTTTTCCAAAAGAAAAAATGAAACCAAAAAATTTTGATCAGTGGAGGATCTTTCCACGACTGTTAATTACATTATACGGCATCGCCTTTTGGCGGACTACGGAATGGTTCATGTCACTACCTGAACCGACCAACGCGCAGTCAGCCTTCGTGTCCGTGATAGTGGGAGCCGGCGCAGCCTGGTTCGGATTATATGTCGGCGGAAGCAAGCAAGCGAGCGTGAAGATAATTAAAAAGGATTAAACTTCTTGTTTAAAAAAAGGCGAAGAAAAAAAATTTCAATCAGTATTCCCGGCATGTGGTTTCACTCCATGACCAGGGATGAGCAGCTTGATTATAGAAACAAGAACAGACCAAGAGGATGCGAGGATTGCACGGAGTTTCCATGCCTCACCCATGATGGAATGAGAACCTGGAACTGCGGCAAATGTGATGAAAAAAAGAAACCCGGTGGCGAAGGAGTTGAAGAGCTCCAAGTACAAGCCTAGAATTGTGCCGAACAAGAAGAAATACAGCAGAAAAAAAATCACCAAAAAATAAGTTTTATAATTATTTATTTAATGATATAGCCAGCACTCGCATTTTTTAATGTGAGATCCGGACACTGATCCGGAGGGGTTGGTTTGAAGATTGGAATTAATTAAGCACAGTAACGGTTCGCGGGTGTCATATAAAGGTATTATACCAGCCTTCCAAGCTGGCTACTTGAAATTTATCAAGGAAAACCTTACACGAACTTTATGTAAACCACTCAATAACACCCATAATCCGGATGCAATCCGGACACAATCCGGACAAAAAAAATATTTTTTCTCTGGAGCTCCAGACGATCAGTTTTCCGCAGAAAACATACCCCTACAGCAATGTGGGGGTTTTTTTTTATGCCTAAATCCGGATCCGGACTGAATCCGGACTTGACTTATATAGCCACGATGGCTATATATTAACCATAACGGTTAACAAAAGGAAATACTGATGAATATTAAACTACGAAAAAAAGGTTCTGCCTGGGTGGCGGAGATTCCTACCGGCGAAAGACTGCCGAATGGAAAACCTAAATACACCCAGGTTCGTGGCGCGACTAAATCAGAGGTTCATAAAAAGATCGCTGAAAAAATCGTTCAAGTTGCAACCGCACCTCAACTTCCAAAGCATGAAGATAAGAATTTTGGTCATGCTGCCAGCGAGTACATCAAGCATTTAAACGAACGCGTTAAAGTTTATGATGTGTCTCCAAAGCTGGGATTGGCTCCGCAAGCGGCGGCTAATTACATAAGCGAAGCGGAGAATTTATGTCGATTTGAATTTAAAAACACTCTGCTTAAGAAAGTCAAGATCCAGGACATTAAGAAAAGATTTTGCAAGGATCTTCAGTTGGCTTTAATCGGTCATGCTGATCCTAACATTACAAACATCAATCGCTGGTCAGGCAAGCTCTATCAAAGATTTGCCGCGATCCTGGAGCACTATGAATCCGATACTGATAACTATATTTCTCCAGCGAAAAGCATCAAGGGTATAGTTATTGAAAAATCCAACCAACCGGCACCAACAGTTCAGAATGTTGCTCCCGTGCTTAAAGATCTTTCTGAAAATTATGATGAAAGATTATATGTTTTAACTTGGGTGATCAGCACGACCGGTGCTCGTTTCGGTGAGGCGATTTTATTGAAGCCGAATAAAATCATTAACGGTGAATTTAAGATCTTCGAGGCGGCTGACAGGCATTTTAACATTCATAAAACTAAATCAGCCAATTTAAGAAAAGACGGTAATGGCATTCGCTATGTGCCTTTATCACCAAGACTTCTTGAAGCTCTTCGCCATCTTCAAGAAAAACATAATGTTGGCGATGATGACTGGTTCTTTGAAGGTAAATTTTCAAAACGCCAGGCTCACCCTCTTCCTAACAGTAAATGGTTAAGGGAAGAAGTGATCTATAAAATTTGCGACAGTCATGATGTTGAACATATCGGCTTCAAGGGTTTTAGAAGATTTTTTGCCACCACTTTGAAAAATGTCGTGAAGGCGGATGACAAGGAAATCCAGCAACGACTTGGACATAAGAGTGGAGACACAACTGACGGTTACATCACTCACCAGGATCCACGCGGTGAGGAGCACGCCGTTGCAATCGAAAGCGCTGTCATCAATTAGATGGCAGCCTTTCCAGGAAAGGAAATACTGATGAATGACATGTTAAAAACCGTATCCCTGGTTTCAAAGTTATTTGAAATCACGGAAAATCCGACTGGTAAAAAAAATTCCAAATCAGTCAATGAATGGCAGAAGAAATTTTTTGAGAAAGTTCCTGGCATTTCATTCCCTGACGACTGGAATCAATTATCCGAAAAAGAAAAAAAGAAACGCCTGGATAAAGTCATAGATCTTGGCTTGGATAAGAAGGGGGATGGAAAATGAGTCAAGATTTTTCAATCATAAATCACGGAACCATCGTGCAGTTCTGTCCGCACACTCCAAAAGCAGTTGAGTGGTGGGATAAGAATACTAATCAAAGAGTTAAAAACGCAACTTA